TAGTCCCAGTGAAGGCAATCACGGATCCGATCATTCTGGCTATTCCGGCCGCGAACCCCGAGTGGTCCATCGATGTGTTTGACTGAAATCTCCTTACCCGCTGCCTTCGCGGCGTATGCGATGAGTTCATTGATGGAAACCATCTCTTCCGACCCGATGTTGATGACCTCACGATAATCACTCTCCATTAAACGACGTGTAGCTTCGATGCAATCATCGATGTACAAGAACGATCTAGTTTGTTCTCCATCTCCCCAGCATTCAATCTCTCCCGAATCACCCTCGACGGAAGCAACCTTTCGACACATAGCTGCGGGAGCTTTCTCCTTTCCACCGTCCCAGGTGCCTTCGGGTCCGTAGATGTTATGGTAACGAGCAATCCTGACATTAAAGCCATAATTACGAGCGTAAGCAAGGTAGAGACGCTCACTGAATAGTTTTTCCCATCCATAATCAGAATCGGGGTTAGCAGGATATGCGTCTTCTTCACGCAATCCAGGATTATTCACATCTTCTTGAATGTCAGAAGGGTATGCACAAGCAGAAGACGAGTAAAAAATCTTAGGAACTTTACGTCCCATACCTTTAGTCTTCACAAGAGAATCCAAAAGGTTCAGATTAATTGTGGCAGAACTATGCATAATGTCTGCATCATGTTCTTGGGTAAAAATATATCCAGCACCACCCATATCAGCTGCAAATTGATAGACTTCATCAAAGCCTTCAATCATTTTGTAGGGGATACTGTTAAAAAAGTTACCCAGTTGTCCTTTGTATTCGACCACACGGTTGACAAAACTTTTATCTCTGAGATCTCCAATAACAAATTCGTCGGCCTCATGTCGGGAGAACTCAGGGTGTTTGATATCAACACCACGAACCCAATAACCCTCAGACTTAAGTCGTTTTACCATCCAGGAGCCAATAAATCCGCCCGCTCCCAGGACTAGTGCGGTTTTCATTTCTTTCATGTGTAATCCACGATATTTATTATATAACAAAAGGGTGGTTTGCACCACCCCAATGTTATCCTTTCACAGTATCTTTCACATAACAAGGAACACGATCTGGATCTAACCATTTTGCGTATTCAATGTCTTCAATAGCAAGAAACATTTGATCTCCATTGTCAAACAAATAAACATCAGAGTATTTTTTAGTATACTCATGTGCCTTTTGCATACGGAAATCAGGGTTTCCATTCAATTCAATGTGACCCTTCTGAACGAACCGATAAGGAAATCGTTCATGAATAATGATAGTCTTTGAATTGTCCATCAAGATTCACTCTGCACTTTTTGAAGATCTTCTTTGAGGAGATCTACAACCATTTCGTAAGTGTCGTAAGGGTCATCATAAAACTCAACACCTTGATCCGCGTAATAACGAAGAATTTTTTTATAAAGTTTTGGATTCTTGTAGTCGAGTTCGATTTCACCCTGTGCAGTTTGTTCCAGGGCCTGAATGTTTTTCTTGAACCGTTGAACGAGAGACATCTTCCTGAGATATGAATACAAACGACGTGATCAACTCGCGTCGTTGTGTGTAGTATACATGGAAAGGTACTCATCGGTCAAGTCCTTTTCCTCTCGGCCACTCTTGGAAGTGACCTTCCATGAACCACCTACACCGCCATCCATATTGACGGTGATTTCTTGGTCATCGAGATTGGACGGCTTTCCAGTCATTGTCAAAAATTTCTAAACCCTTGTCTGTAAGAACGTGATTGTACATGTCTTCAAATACCTTAGGTGGCATTGTGACGACCTCTGCACCGTTGTACCAGGACCTTACGGCGCGTTGTACGGTGCGAATAGAAGCGGATAGAACCTGAGTACGAATTCCATGAATACGGAAGATCTCAGAGATAGAACGGACAACTTCTAGACCCGCGATAGAATTATCATCCAGTCTCCCCACAAAAGGAGAGACGTAAGTTGCACCAGCCTTTGCAGCGAGAATGGCCTGTGCAGCACTGAAGATCAGAGTGACATTCACTTTGATCAAATTCTTAGAAAGAACCCTACATGCATACAAACCATCAGGTGTGCAAGGAACTTTGATTGTGGCTCTTTCTCCAAACTTTTTGAAGAGTCTTTCCCCTTCACGAGCCATTTCGATTCCATTACCAACAACTTCCATACTGATATCTTTGACCCCAAGGTCAATCAGTTCTTGGTAAACGTCTTCTGGATCTCTTCCACTCTTTCTAATCAAAGAAGGATTTGTGGTGATACCATCAATCAGTCCTGTAGCAAAATGTTTACTGATGACTTCTGTGTCAGCAGTATCTAAAAAGATTTTCATCGATCAAAATAGACTTGGTTTATTTAGATTTTCTTGTGGCCGCTGCCGATTTTCTCGGTAACTTATATTGGTATTTGTCTTGAAGATCAAACACAAGTTCAAAGTTCTCCGTAAGAACATAGTAACCTGTGAGATTGGTTCCATCATCCATCCAACCATAACTGATGATGCGTTCATGAACACCGTCCATGTCTAATATTTTATCTGTGTTCAGATAATGGTTGAATTTTTGATGGAGATTGATCATCGTTCCTCAAAGTCTAATCGACGAACCTTTCGTTTGCGTCGGTTCTCCTGGTATTGTAAGTCACTATTCGACAAAACACCAGTTTTGTTCACACTATCTATAGAATTTGTTAACACGACTTTATCCAAGTCGTTGGCCCCAACCTTGTCGTCCACAACATACATCTGATTTGGACAACCACAGTATTGGATTTTACTATTACTATGAAGTTCCTTATTACAGGACTTACATCTGGCAGATAACATTGTACTGCATTTAACCTCATGAAACATGGGAGATACTGGGATCGAACCAGTGACATCTTCCTTGTAAGGGAAGCGCTCTACCGCTGAGCTAATCTCCCAACTCCCCTTCCTGGGATCGAACCAGGGACCAAACGATTAACAGTCGTTCGCTCTACCGCTGAGCTAAAGAGGATTGAAATCTAAATTAAGAGTATGTCTAAGACCTTTTACCTGGGGATAAGTTCCATGACAAACATCAGAGGAAAAGATCAATAGGTCTCCTTTTTGTGGAGAATACTGATAGACATCGTTATTTAGAACTGCATAGAAATCTCCATTTGGAGTGGAGATTCCACTTGTATCTAAAAACAAAACTGTGCAAATAAAATCCGCACTGAAGTGATGTCTATGAATCAAATGGTAGGATCCCTCTTGACCATAAACAGTCCAGGCATTTCGGAGTCGAAGCTTTCTTTCCATGATCGCTTCGTACATGGGTATTATATCACATAATTCATCAGATTTATCCATGAGATGATAGTCTGTACCTTTAACAGTACTACTATACCAATTTGGCCATGGACAATCTGGTGCAATAGAATTAACTAATGTTTTAATTTTATCAGTTTCTTCTTCGGATATAAAACGTTCCAATAAATACATTGTACTTGATCAATAAAAGCTATGAGTCCTAGTAAAAAACGTGCTGGATCTGTGGAAGTTACAGAAGACGTTTATATGTCGAAGTACGATAAAATCTCTGAGGAGAAATTCAAAGAACTAGAAGATAGAATTACGGCTTTAGAATCGATTGCTTCACCAGGTGCGGAAGATGCAATCACTGCACGTCTTCAAAGACTAGAAGAATTTGAAAGAAAAGCCAAGAGTATCAAGGGTTGGTTCCCTGCGAAGTGGCTTTGATCCACTCATCAATTTTTTCTTGAGTGGGGACGATGATTCGGAAGGCAAGACCTTCCTCTTCAAACTCCTCATTCATTTTTTCATAGGTTTCTGGCGTAATCTTTTCAGTCACGTTGTCTCCAATCATCAGGTTTGTCACGTTGAAACCAGTCAACGATTTCATCTGCACCATCAAATCCCGTTTTGTGATTGGATGGGTCGGGATCACCTAATCCCATCCTATTCATAAAATCATCTATAGTTCCTTCTTGTATACCATTAGACTGACGACGTGCTTTGTTCAACCAGTCTCTAGCAAGAGTATGGGCTTTGGCAAGTTTCTCTGCCCAAATCATATCCTCTAGAGGAACTTCTTCGTTGTTTGCAATGCAACGACAAATGGATTCAAGACGAAGGCGGTATGCAGTAGAGAGCATGTTAATTCGTTTTGAGTTTGTCTTTTAAATCGAGAACCTTATTAACTTCATTAATTGCACTAGACATCCTACCACCTAGAATGTTCATGATGTCTGCGTAGATGACTTCATTATCCACGTAGTCATCAAAATATGTGTCGATGGCTTCTTTAAGGTAACGATACCTATGCCACTCTGGTGAATAAGGTTTGTACATGATGTAGGTTTCGTAGTATTTAGGAACAGGCCCACCAGGACTCGAACCTGGGACAACCGCTTAGAAGGCGGGGGTTATATCCACTTAACTATGGGCCCAAGAAAGTCAAGGTTTGACTAGTTTTTTAACGTAATCGTATGCATAGAGTTCACGATTACCTTTGATTCCCCAACCCAGCCAATAATAACACGGAACCATGTATTGTGCAACAGTGTCAACACCACCTTCAAGTTCTGGAAGAATCTTTTGAAACTGGTTCTCGTTAATCATATAACGAACTTGACCTGCAAGACTACTGGGATCACAACCATACTTCTTACAGAAACTACCTAACCCATTATAACGACTCTCAGTAGTCCACTGGATGATTCCATAGCCACCGCGATGGCAATGATCATAAGGAACTCTAGCCCCTCCCTCGCATACGAAGGCACGGAAGTTACTTTCCTGTTTAATGTTTCCAAGAATCGCCGAAAGGGCATTGCGTGATTTAATTTTTGTTTGTGTTTGAAGTTCCTTAAGAACGTACTGTTCTGCAGGAGTACAAGTTGGACACTCCCAAAACTGTTCCTTGTATTCCACAACAGGAATTGGAGCTGGGGGTGTAGGTTGAAAAAACCAGAACATAATTAATCGTCAAAGTTCATGTCATCGATGACAACAACATCAGTTTCCTGATCAGGATCCAACCACTCTTCAAATTCATAGTAGATGGCTGTTGCATCATCAATTCTACCATGACCTGTGAGGTCATTCATACGGGTCACAGACCACTTTGTAAAGCCTTCGATCATGATCTCCATCATCCTGGCTTCTTCTGGGTTATGATCCGTTGGTTCCAGCATAGTAATCCTTACGCATGTAACGGCCCAGAATATTTGAATTGTAGTACTTGGGTGTTCCGTCTGTCAAGGCCTCAGACAGAACATTATTTAAAAACAGTTGTCGGGTCTCTTCAAAGTTAACCCAACTTTTCTTTTCGTGAAGACTTAGTATCTCACGTCTAAAGGCATCATTCCCAATCCGTTCGCGTTCCTGATTAAGTTCGTCAGAGCTTCCGTAGTATTTCTTCCAGTCGCTTTCAGACTTAACTCTCCTAGATTTACCTCTAGGCTTTCTAAATGACCAGAAGTACTTTCTACCGATGTACTCTCTACCATTTTGGAGATTAGTGATCCTGTAGACAAAACCGTACAGATCGTTAATATCCTCAGATAAGAAAGGGGATCCTTTAAAATACCACGGATTTTCATAGTCACAACTCATTGGCTCTAATAACCATGAAGTTATTTAGAGCTGTTTCCTGAACCCTGGCAGAGTTATTATACTGACAAAAAAAGAGGGGGTCAAGGCCCCCTCCAGATCATTTACCAGTGACCAGACCTTTCACAAAGTCTGTGGTATTTTTTATTCTTCGATCTTGATTTTGTTTTGCGGTCTTCATACCGTATTCGGCAGCACGATCACCAGCACCTCTTAGTTGAGCACCACGATGTTGTGCAGACCCTGGCTTGGATCCTGCCTTCCCTGTGAAGAATCCTTTTCCAAAGTTGTAAGTTGCACTAACACCTCGGTTAATACCTTGCCTGATACCCGCCCCAACACCTCTGGCGGTGACTTCTTCATTGAACTGTTGGAACGTCTTCATTTGTCTACAAGTTTTCCTATATGGTATTTATACTTTAACGCTTGCAAAATCCAAGCTTCCGATAAACCAGAAGGTCCCTCTGACAGGACCCGCATTTGGGCCTCTGTCAAAGGGAACTTTGGATCTGCAAGGAGTTTGAATCTCCAATCAGAGTTTGAATCCACTGAACGTGTCCTTTTTAACGTCT